GGACAACTTAATCAAGGTATACCCCCTCTCTCTTAATGAGAAGCTTGGTGGTGGTGTAGTACCCGGCACACAGATAGCTATCTATGCACCAACTGAGGTAGGCAAGAGTCTTATTGCTATCAACGCTGCTTGTGGTTTTATGAAGGATGGGTATAAGGTACTGTACTGTGGCAACGAAGACCCCGCCATGTCCATGCTTAGCAGGTTCTACTCACGGTTATCTAGCATGACTCGTGATGAGATGATGCTGCACAAAGCAGAGGCTAGGCAACGTGCTTATAACAATGGCTATGGCAACTTAGTATTTTATGAGATGGCACCTGGCAGTGTGTTTGATATTAAACGCATGGTAGATAAGTACGAGCCTGACATTCTTATAGTAGACCAGATGGCTAACATGGAGACACGTGCCATGTTTACTAAGGTAGAAAAGAATGAGTACCTTGCTCTCAAGATACGATCTATTGCCAAACAGTATGGCCTTGTTAGCATCATTGTACACCAAGCAAGCGACAGTGCCTATGGCAAGCTTGGTATAGAAAAGAATGATATGTACTACAGCAACGTAGGTGTTCAAGGACAGATGGATATTATGATTGGTATCGGCATGGATGATACGTATGAGCAACAGAATAAGCGTATGCTATGCCTGACTAAGAATAAAATTAGCTCTGATCATAGCCACATACCAGTGATCATTGACCCTCACTTATCTAAAGTACTGAGTATAACAGGAGGTATGAATGCCAATTTATAATGTAGCATTTGACTTTAAAGATGTAGATATTGACAAGTTTAGAGAGATAATCGACGCAATGGGAAAGAAGTATGGTGTAGAAGTTGGCCCTGTATGGCGTAGCTTGGGCCCTGACACTTATAGATATGGCAGAGTAACAGTAAAAGAGGATGAAAGTGTAGTTCTTTCAGGTTGGAGTACTAGAGGTCACGCGAATAGAGTAGTATCAATGAGGCAAGTGATTATGCAAGCATCTCCTCTCTGGTATCTATGGCTACGATACTCGGCTTAGATGAACTGCAGAACCTGTCTACAGCTCTTGATAATGCCGGTTAACTCTTAAAGATAGGAGGTAAACAGTGACTTATGTTAGATTTTTTACAGGAGATGCCTTATGACTCAGACAACTACATCGTGCTTGACTTTGAAACTACAAATAAAAGCAAAGGATCTGCCCTCGATGAGAGCAACAGACTTGTGCTCTCTGTATGGAATACCCATGTGGCTGGAATGGGAACTAAAGGAACAGAGGAAGTCGGAGGTAGTAGACCCTTCGGACAAAGAGATAACTATACAACAAGAATACTATGGGGAACCGAGTATGATGTTGGACCTCTTATTGAGGCACTGGAACGAGCAGATTTCATTGTCTGTCACAACGCCAAGTTCGAGTTACAATGGCTGGCCCGTGCGGGCTTGGACTTGGGTAAAGTCAAAGTGTACGATACGCTTATTGGGGAGTATGTCCTTAACGGCGGTCTTAGTGTGGGTCTTGGCCTCGGCGTGGTGGCCAGTAGTTACAATCTAGGTGGTAAGGAAGCCTATGTTGACAAGTGTATTAAGGGAGGAGTATGTCCATCTGAATTACCTAAGTCAATGCTACAACGTCGCTGCATCTATGATGTTAACACAACCCTTGCGATATTTTTAAAGCAGAGAGAAAGGCTAAGAGATTCTGGACAGCTGCCCGTACTATGGACACGGTGTATACTTACTCCTGTACTAGCAGACATAGAACGTAATGGTGTAGCTCTTGATGAGGATAGAGTTAACGCAGAGTATGAGTCTGTACTGACACAGTTCAACGATAAGTATAGAGAACTGGGTGAGATTACAGGAGGTATCAATCTTAACTCACCACTGCAACGTGGTAAATATATCTATGAAGACCTAGGTATTGCTGAACCTACCAAGAGAGGTAAGATACAGAAGACGCCTGTCGGTGGATACAAGACCGACAGTGCTACCATTCTTAGTCTGAAAGGCAAGAGCGAGAGTCAAAGATCCTTCTTGACATTGTATGCTGAGTATGCTAATCTCAATGCTAAGTTAACCAAGTCCCTTAATACATACAAGAAGTGTGTAGACAATGGTGACCTTCTCTTAGCACAATTCAACCAGACTAGAACTAGAACACAACGCCTTAGTAGCAGTGGTTCTAAGTACAGCATTCAATTTCAAAACCAACCACGAGAGTACAAGAAGTTATTCACTGCTCGTTTTACTGACTGGCTAGTAGCAGAGATTGATGGTGCTCAGTTAGAGTTCCGTGTTGCTGCGTTCCTTGGACAAGACAAGCGCGCAGTTAATGACATACGTGAAGGCTTCGATGTACATAGTTATTCTGCACAGACTATGACAGACGCTGGACAATATACGTCTAGGCAGGAGGCAAAGGCCCATACCTTTAAACCGTTAACGATAGCGGCATAGTACAGCAATGTATTATGAAAACCGATTGAATTCAGGGGAAGTCTAGAACAGATAATCCTGAGCCAAGACTTGACTTTAATACTTAAACGTGTTATAATTGCATATCTTTAAACAAAGGTATTAATATGTATACTAAAGTATGTAATTGTGGAACGGAGTTTACTTCAACAGGACCAGCAGCACGGTACTGTGAAGAGTGTAGAGATATAAGAAAGGATGAAGTACGTAAGCAAAATAGGGAGCGCAATGCCCGTGCTCGTAGAGCTAATGGGTGTAAGATAGGAAGAGGTGCTCCATTAGGAGAATTACATCCTAACTACAAGCACGGATTCTATGTATCTCAAACACAGACTCGTAAGTATAGAGATAAAGTTAGATACTGTGAAAGATGTAGTATTGACACGTGGGAACTATCTAGGTGGCACTGGGTAACTCATCACAAAGATCATAACCACAGCAATCATAGTGAATCTAATTTAGAATTATTATGCAAAGCATGTCATGCAACAGAGCATGAAATACATAGTAATTTCTACAAGTAAGGTGCAACGACTATCCCGTAAGGGAGTAGAGCCAAGTGGCTCGAAGCAGTTGGGGTCTCGTTAAGAGACCATGATATAGTCTGATCTGCATGGGGACATGTAGCAGTTCATAAGAGAACGGACACAGAATTAACGCGCTGTGTTGAACATGATGTATTCGGAGGTGCAAGTGGAACAGATGCTGAACAAACCTATTACACAGCTTTCAAAGAGAAGTATCCGGGCATTACTTCTGCCCAACAGAGTTGGATTGACGAAGCACTCGCAACTCAAGAACTACGCACAGTTACAGGCCTCGTGTTCTACTATCCGGGAACTAGAGTCCAGCGAGGGTCGAGCTATGTTGTAAATTCTACACAGATATGCAACTACCCTGTTCAGAGTTTTGCTACAGCAGATATTATCCCCATTGCTTTGACATACCTGTGGCATGAGCTACGTAACAGGGGTATGCAAAGCTTCATCGTTAACACAGTGCATGACAGTGCTATAATGGAGGTACACCCTGATGAGCTAGAAGAAGTACGACAAATAAGTGTAGATTGTTTTACACATTCTGTTTACAATTACCTTAAAGCAGTGTATAATATAGAGTTCAACGTGCCATTGGGTACTGGCTTTAAAGCTGGTTCGCATTGGAGTGAAGGCGAAGAAACAACAGAGTCAATAGACCCGCCATTCGAGTGGGTATCTTAATAATTACGAGGTATTATGAATACATCAGGTATAGTAGAAAAAATTGCAAACAACGGCAAAGCATTCAACATTGTAGTAAGTGGTGAGTGGTATGGCTATGGCTTTTCAGCTCCTTCCTTTACAGAAGGGCAGACTATTAGCTTTGATTGGAAAGAGAACGGGCGATTCAAGAACGTAGTAGTACCCTCTGTACGTGTCTTGCCAGCAGCAGCAGAGACACCAGCTCCCGCCCCTGAAGCAGCTCCTGCTAAGGCTGGAGGTCGTGGAGGATACGGTGCTACTCAGCTGTCTATTCAATACCAGTCAGCACGTAATGCAGCTATTGAGGTAACAAGTTTGCTTGTGTCTAATGGTGCCCTTGCTCTTCCACCTAAGAAGGGTGACCAAGCTGATGCTGTAATGGCATACATTGATGACCTTACGAACCAGTTCCACGTCAAGTGTGACAAGGTTGTAGCTAATGGGGGTGTGTACGAGGAAGAGCTAGAGAAGGCCATGGGTACACCAGAAGGTGACTTTTAAGGAAGCAGTTATGGAAGATACGGTAGTCTACAGTAACAGTACTTATGAAGTTCGTAAGTATCGCACGGAAGTTTATCACAACGCTGAACGTATGAACTGGGTAGTAATTAATAAGAGATACCAGACAGAGGAGAGTACAGTGGCTGCTCTACCCAATGCAATCTATATTGCAAATCATATGGATAGTGCGTTGAGCCAGCTGATGAATGAAGATGAGTTTACACTTAATTAATACCCTCGGGGCCACGTCATGTGGCCTTAACTCTTCTTAAACCTTTGGAGGCATAGATAGTATGCACTTTTTAATTGATGCGGATAGCGCCATATACAAGGCAGGCTGTGCTAACGAGGTACGGCGCTGGTACGTAGGAAGTAATGGACAGGCAGTTGCTAACTTTCAGTACAAGGCGGAAGCAATAGAATTTGCAGGAGAAGATGTTGACGAGTACGAGTTCTGGATGGAGAAGACAGCGGGACCCCTGAGTCACAGCCTTGCTAATACTAAGCACCTTATGGAGAAGATAGTTAATCACCCACGGTGCATTACCTATGATGTATACATTAGTGGCAAAGATAACTTTAGATATGACATTGACCCTAACTATAAAGGACAGAGAGACAAATCATCTAGGCCTATACATGAGCAGGAGATTCGTGAGTACTTACTGTCTGCCTGGGATGCAGTAGAGTCTCATGGTTGTGAAGTAGATGATATAGTTAGCTATGAGTGCCTTGCTAATCCCCTTACTAATGTGATTGTGTCTATTGATAAGGACTTAGACAACACAGCAGGATGGCATTACAACTACGACGCAGCCAAGG